TGAATAAATTAAAACTAAAAATAATTTTTAGGGTTTATTCTAAATAGGTAAAAACAATGGATAAAAAAACAAACATAGCTAATATTTTGCAAAGAGTTAAAGACATAGAACTAGGGCAAAATAAAACTAGTAACCAAAGAAATCAATTAGTCATTGATATTCATGAAAGTAATGTAAATGGATATTTTAAATTTCAAGTTGATTTAAACATAGATGATATTAATGAAAAAGGTTATAAACCAGAATTAAAATCAATCTATGATCTTAACAAAGTTGAAAGACATCACTTAAAATATTTAAGAAATGAGTTTCAAAAATATTTGGGTGTTCAATGGAATAGCAAGGACAATAAAAGTTCTATTGACGCATTAAGAGATAGTTTTGACGCTTATATTCCAATGACTATTTGGCAAAATATAAATAAAGATGAAGTTTTAAAGCAAAAAAACAAATCTTATTTTGCAGGTGCTAATAATTCTAAAATTAGAGTTAATGGTGATTATGTTAGTGAATATTGCGAGAGATTAAACAAAGATAGTGATCCACAAATATCTTTAAATTTTAGCAATATTCAAAATGTAGCAAGGGGATATTATAAAGAGTTTGGTGGTGGTGGTACTAAAACAAACCCATTCGACCAAAAAATAAAAAATATTAGTTCACTAATTAAAAAGGATTACGAGGCAAAAAACCCTTTTAATTCTGGTACGGCTAAAAGTGAACAATATATTTCTTTTTTAACTACCACTTGCCAAACTTGGTTAAGCCAATTAAGAACTGCTAGAACTAATGCAAGTCCAAAAAATAAAGTTGAATACAAGAAAGCTGTTTAAATAAATATCAAGTTCAACTAAATTAAAACCCCTTGTAGAAATACAGGGGGTTTTTTTTTGTGGTTTCCATTGAGCTGCACAAAGAATAAATTAAATTTTAATTTTGTTTATTTGTGGTTTCCATAGAGCTCTATTGGTTACAAAAAATTGATGTCCCCAAAGTTTCCCCAAGTGATAACCAAAAAAATAACCCAAGAATAAACCTTAAAAATTTCTATGAGATTATTTAAAAGTTTCATAGGGGTTTATTTTGGGGGGATATGCAGGAGACCATAGGGGGTCTACGACATATACATATACCAATGAGGTAAAATTTAAGAAACCCTTGTAAACCAGATAGCGGGCTATACTTCTGGGAACATATTCTAGGGAAAATACCCAAAAATCTCCCGACAATATCCCTGGGGGGTCTCTAGTGAGTTATATATCTAGCTATAATATAGATATAAAACCCCCCGTGTAACCTATAGTTACATTATACACATCATTTTCACTTTTGTCAATCCTTTTCTTGTACAATAATGTCGCAGTTAACAAATAATCTTAAAATAATGGTTGACAAAAGTCTAATTTGTGTGTATAATAGAATCAGATGCACTTTAAAAGGACACACGTACACTTCGCATACACATATGCCACAGGGGTCATCACTAAATTGCATCATTAATTAGAAATTTCCTAGGAATTTCTGTTAATCACAATAATCAAGGATAATTAAAATGGTAAAATCAATTACAGTAAACAAAGACGGAAGTATTTCCAAAGATGGAAAAACTTACAAGAGTCGTGGTGAGTATGCTAAAGCTATGAAGGAAAAAAGATCAAAGCCTAAAACTAAAAAATCAAATTTAGTTAGGTCAGATGATAAAGGTACGTTCACATGGGAACGAACTGGCACTGGTCGAATGGGAAAAAAGAAAAAATACTTAACTAATTTTTCTGATGTTAAAGCTAGAGCTAAGAAAACTATGACTTCTAACAAAGCTTATAGTGCTTCAACTTTTAAAGAAGCTTTCGATCAAGCAACTAAAGGTAATAAATCTAGATTTACTTATAAAAATAAAGAGTACTTAACTACTAAAGGTAAAAGAGAAACAAGATTTGGAAGTTCTAAAGACATCAAAAAGGTACCAAATAAAGAAGAAAGACAAATGAAAAAAAGAGTAGAGTGGATGAAGAAAAGAAAAGAAGCTGGTAAAAGTTACTCTGCTAAAAATCTAGCTGAACTTACAGCTAAATTAGAAAAAGTAAACGTTATCTAATTTGCTACAATCAACAAAAGACATTCCATTTAAATTATTAATGGAAATTATAAATGCAAAACATGGATTCTACTATTCTAAAGACTCACGAAAAAAGCTTAACCAATACACAGGAAAAGTTTCTAGACGCATTGTTCGGGGAAGCAAGAGGCAACCCCAAAAAAGCGGGAGAGTTAGCAGGATATTCAGAGCACTCCTATCCTAAAGTACTACGATCTCTGAAAAATGAGATTGTGGCAAGGGCGGAGAATTACCTTGCATCTCACTCAGCCAAAGCTGCTACTAAAATGGTAGATATGTTAGAAGAGGATGGTACGACTCCTCATGCTAATATTAGAATGGAAGCAGCAAAACAAATCCTTGATAGAATTGGCTTGACAAAGAAAGACCAACTAGATATAAACATGCAAGTTAAGCATGGAATATTTATACTACCAGCAAAAGAAGAACCAAAGGAATCAATAGTAACACCTGTAGAGGACTAATATGTCATTAAAAGAATCAACATCAAAAAAGAATTATTCTAATCCACATCCTAAAGAAAAGAAAAAGAAAAAATTTGATATAAGAGAGAAGCACCGAAAAAGAAAACCTAGTAATAAAATTTTTGATATTATAGGTGATATAATAAAACTTCCTTATAATATACGTGGTGGAGAATAAGATTAAAAGAAAAGCCAGAACAATTCCCTTTGGCTATAAGATTGACGATACAGGGAATTATTTAGTTCCAATAGAATCAGAACTAGAAGCATTAGAAGAAGCAAAGAATTATTTAAAAACATGTTCATTGAGAGAAGTGGCAATATGGCTAACAAGAAAAACAGGAAGGTACATCTCATATGTCGGACTTAACAAAAGAGTTAAACGAGATACCACCTCCAAAGCCAAAGAAGATAGTCAAGAGAAAAGCCAAACGATCAGCTAAAGAAGTTTTAGCAAGAACACGTAAGAAAGTTGCAAAGGCAGAACAATCTTTACGTTCAGCCAAAGCTCACGCAGAAAATACTAAAAAGAAACTGTTAACCATTAACAAAGCTTTAGATGGTAAAGAGCAACAACTTATAACACAAGACGTAATAGATGAAGCTCCTAAAAGTATACAGGAGCATATTTCTCAGCAGAAGGTTATATTCAAACCTAACTCAGGACCTCAAACAGAATTCCTAGCTGCACCAGAAAGAGAAGTATTCTATGGCGGTGCAAGAGGTGGTGGTAAGTCATATGCAATGTTAATTGACCCACTACGATATTGTCATAAAGAAAACCATAGAGCATTATTAATACGGAGAACAATGCCTGAGTTGAGAGATTTAATTAATCATTCTCAACGTTTATACAGCAGAGCATTTCCAGGAGCAAAATGGAGAGAGCAAGAAAAAGAGTGGAGATTCCCGTCAGGAGCCAAGATAGAGTTCGGGTACGCAGAGAACATGACAGACGCTTTACGTTACCAAGGGCAATCTTACACATGGATAGGAATAGACGAACTTCCACAATATCCTTCGCCAGATATATATAATTTTCTAAGATCGTCACTTAGATCAGTTGATCCTGAAATACCAGTTTACATGAGAGCTACAGGTAATCCAGGTAATGTAGGATCACAATGGGTTAAAGAAATGTTTGTGGATCCTATAGATCCAAACACAGCTTTTAACATAGAGATAGTTACGCCCTCTGGACCCAAGTATATAACCAGAAGGTTTATACCAGCTAAGTTACAAGATAATCCGTACCTTATGCAAACAGATGATTACTATGCAATGTTATCATCTTTACCAGAAGTACAAAGAAAACAATTTTTAGATGGAAATTGGGATGCGTTTTCAAATGCAGCATTTCCAGAATTTGACAGAAACATACATGTTGTTGAACCTTTTGAAGTACCTAAAGGATGGCAGCGTTTTCGTGCTGCAGACTGGGGTTACTCTTCTCCTGCTTGTTGCTTATGGTTTGCTATTGATTATGATAATAATTTATGGGCTTATAGAGAATTATATACCCAAAAGATTACAGCAGATATTTTTGCAAAAAAAGTCTTAGAGCTAGAGCACGGAGAATATATACGCTACGGGGTCTTAGACGCTAGTACATGGGCAAAGAGAGGAGATATAGGTCCAAGCATAGCAGAAACGATGATTCAAGCAGGATGTCGTTGGAGACCATCAGATAGAACTCCTAAAAGCAGAATTAGTGGAAAGTTAGAAATCCACAAAAGATTAAAATTAGTTGATGAAAAGAAAAAAGAACCAGGTCTTAGAATCTTTTCTACTTGTAGAAATTTACTAAGAACTTTTCCAACACTTCCATTAGATGATAGTAATCCAGAGGATATTAATACACACGTGGAAGATCACGCATATGATGCATTAAGGTATGGCTGCATGAGTAGACCAACACATACTAGTTATGCAGAAAGATTTAACAGAACTCCTAGAGTACAATTTACCCCTTCAGATAGAATATTTGGATATTAACTAACATTATAGAAAGGGATAAATGAAAAAGACTAAAATACCTAATATAGATAGAAAGAATTTTCCTTATGACTTAGCAATGGTTTATTGGGAAGATATTGTTGGAGATGTGGCTTGGGCTGATATCCCAGATATAAAAAAATCTAAAACAGCAATATGTTGTAGTGTAGGATGGATAGTACACAATAATAAAACAACTGTTGTTATGGCTGATTTTATTTTTGAAGACAATGGTAAAATAAAACAAGGTGGTGGGTATACAACTATTCCTACAAAGAATGTATTATCAATTAAGAAGATAAAACTATAGGAGACTATAATGGCAAGAAAAAAGAAAACAAGAACTATATCAGATGTTATTGAAGATATCAGAGAGTTACATGAAAAGGAAGAAGACTTATTAATGGAACTTGAAGATTTATCTGAAGAGTCTGATATTGAAGAAGGAGATGAATAATGGAAACTAAATTCGATCCAAAAGCTAAAGTAAAACAAGGAGATCTTGGTACAGCACCTGATGGCAAACAGCCAAATCAGGAACCTACTAATATTGACTTTAGTAAACATGCACCTGGAAAGTATCAATCTAAAAACTATTTAGATTTAGAAGGTACATATACTACTAAATCAGGTAAAGAGCATGTACAAGATTCTTTATTTAAATTAGCTGATCAAAAAGATTATTAATAAAAACTAGGAGACACAATGGACATAAACAAAAGATATAAGCACGGTGAACTTGGTTCTGGCGATGTTAAAGCTAAACCTGGAAAGCTAGAGATTAATCCTGATATGAAAATCAAACAAGGTGATTTATCTACTGCAGCAGACAAACCAGGAAAAAAAGATAAAGTTGACCCATCTATTTTTAGAATGGCTGAACAAAGAGATTACTAGTTATGGCTCTAACAGAATCAGATGGTAAAAAAAATAAAAGCTATGGTAATGATAAAGCAGCTTTAAAAGCAAAAGCTGAACGTGTACTTGTTGCTGATTTATCTGCTAATGATATTAAGTTAATTAACAAAGCAAAAGCATCTGGCTTTACTAATCCTGAAGAAATTAGAGAAATATTTGGTCATGGATTTAACAAAAAAGCACCACCTACAGATAAAGAAATTGAAAGTGTAGTAAAAGGTAAAACAAAAAAACCTACAGGTTTATTTGAAAAATAATGGATACAAAAAAATATACTAACGAGCACGGTAAATTTAATCAATTTGATAAGTACTCTAATATATTTAAAAAAGAAAAAGAAGAAAAACCTGTATTCAAAGTTACTAATTTACCTGGACAAGAAGCTATGCCTGGAGAAAAAAAATCTTCAACACTTGATTTAGAAACAGCAAAAACAATAAGTGGTAATCCTTCTTTAACTAGAGAAGAATTAAAATCTTTTAAAGAAACTACAAAAGATAAACAAGAAATAGAATCAAATATATAAAATGGATACAAAAGACGAAAACTTAGATCCATTTGTTGGATTTGTAAGAGAGAAATTCCAACAAGCGGAAACAGCTAGACTCTATGATGAGAAGAGATGGCTTAAAGCTTATAGAAATTATAGAGGATTATACGGACCAGAAATGGCATTCCGTGATAGTGAAAAATCTAAAGTTTTTGTTAAGATAACTAAAACAAAAGTACTTGCCGCTTTTGGACAAATTATTGAAGTATTATTTTCTAGTGGTAAATTTCCAATAGGTGTAAGACCTACAACAGTTCCTGAAGGTGTAGATGAATATGCACATATAAAACCAGGACAAGCTCAACAACAACAAGCTAATGGTCAAGCACAACCACAACAGCCAAATGGTGAAAGCCCATATGGATTCCCTGGAGATGGTGGTGGATTACCAGCTGGTGCTACTGCTGAATCTTTAATGAAAGATCTAGCACAAGAATATAAGAATTTAGATTTTGAAGAAGGTGCAGCACCTGATTTAAAAACAATGCCACAGATAGAACCTGCAAATATGGCAGCAGGTAAAATGCAAAAATTAATTCACGATCAATTAGAAGAGAGTGAAGCTATTACAATTTTAAGACATGTGTTTTTTGAAATGTGTTTATTAGGTACTGGTATTTTAAAAGGACCTTTTACATCTGAAAAAACACACTACTCATATTCTTCAGATGAAGAAACTGGTGCACTTGCATCTATGCAAAAATCTAAAGTGGTACCTTCAATAGAAGCAGTATCATGTTGGGATTTTTATTCAGATCCAAATGCAACTAGTATGAATGATGCTGAATATGTTATTCAAAGACATTCGTTAAATAAAGAACAGTTTGCAGCATTAGCTAAGAAACCTTTATTTAAACCTAATGCAATTAGAGAATGTTTAGAGATGGGACCTAACTATCAAACAAGAGGATATGAAGCTTCTTTATATGATAGAGAAAATGTACAAACACTTTATAAAAATAGATTTGAAGTTTTAGAATATTGGGGATTAATATCTAAAGATATAGCAAAACAATTAGATTTAGAATTTGATGATGAATTAGATGTTATATCTGTTAATGTATGGATATGTGGTGGTAAAGTTTTAAGATGTGTAGAAAATCCATTTACACCAAAAAGAATACCTTATATGGTATGTCCATATGAATTAAATCCATATCAATTTTTTGGAGTAGGTATTCCAGAAAATATGCAAGACTCACAACAAGTTATGAATGGTCATGCAAGAATGGCAATTGATAACTTAGCATTATCAGGAAGTTTAGTATTTGATGTAGATGAAACTATGTTAGTACCAGGTCAAGATATGAAAGTATTTCCTGGAAAAATATTTAGAAGACAAAGTGGACAACCTGGGGCAGCAATACATGGTCTTAAGTTTCCAAATACATCACAAGAGAATTTAATGATGTTTGATCGGTTTAGACAATTAGCCGATGAAGCAACAGGTATTCCTTCGTACTCACATGGTACAACAGGAGTACAATCAACTACTAGAACAGCAGCGGGTATGTCTATGCTCATGGGTGCTGCAGCTCTAAGTATTAAAACAGTTATCAAAAATATTGATGACTATTTGTTAAAGCCCCTAGGACAATCTTTATTTCATTGGAATATGCAATTTAATATTGATAGACCAGAAATAAAAGGTGATCTAGATATTAAAGCACAGGGAACATCTTCTCTAATGCAAAAAGAAGTTAGATCACAAAGACTAATGACATTTATGCAGACAGCTTCGAATCCATCGTTAGCACCGTTTGTTAAATGGCATACATGTTTAAAAGAAGTTGCTAAATCTTTAGATATAGATCCAGATCAATTAATTAATGATCCAGAGAAAGCAGCAATATACGCACACATAATGGGGATGGCAAATGGAAATCAACAAAATACAGGCAATAGTGGACAACAAAGCCCAATGGCAAATATGGGAGGAGTACCTGCAGGAGCTTCGCCAACAGACAATACAGGAGCTGGAGGTGGCAACATCGGAACGGGTTCTGTACCAATGCCAGGGGAAGCTGGCTTTAGTTCGCAAGCTACTCAGCCTACCACAGGCAATAAAACGCAGTAAGGAGTAATATGGCAGTAAAAACTTGGGATACATCTTTAGTAGGAGGTGGAACTTATGAATTACATAGAGATACAACAACTGGAAACTACAGTTTAAAATCTGTAGGATTTGATAAAGTTAATAAATTAAATTTACCTGATCTTTTAACCCAAGATGCTACTACTACAACTACTACACAAAATACAAATACAACTACTGGTACTACAACAGATACAGCTGCACCATATAAACAATTAGCACAAGCTAATCTTGGTGATGATACACAACCAGATTATACTAAAATTCCATTTACAGGTGGTATAGATCGTGGAACTGATGATACAGCTAATATAACTACAGAATTTCCAGGTAGATCAAAAACAATTGGTGGAAGAGATTTAAGTAAAGAATTTCCAGGTAGATCAAGAATAGATCCCACTAATCCATTAGATACTGTGTATGAATGGGATGATGCTATCATGAGAGGTGGTAAAGGTGCTACATATCAACCTAAAAGAAATGAAAAATCTATATTTGTTGATGATCAAGGTAATATGTACAAAGGTGGAGAATTTATAGGGACAGGTAATGTAAAATCTATTAGGACTGGTACTAGAGAAGGAACAGAATTTGCAAGACCTGATGCAGGCACAATAGACCAAATGGCAGCTGATGCTGCAGAATTTCCAGGTAGATCAAGAACAATGGGTGGACCAGCATTAGGTATAACACCTTTTGGTACTGCTGTTGATAAAGAACAAGGATTTACAGCAGACTCTAGAGCATTAGGTATTACATCAGATAAAGTTCCCGATGCAATTAAATCAAGGCAATCTGCAGTACCAACTAAAACTACAGGTCTACAAAAAGTAAAATCAAAAGCTTCAAACACATTAGAAAAATTAAAAAATTTAAGCCCAATAAAAATAGCAGGTAAGGCATTAGGTGCAGTTCTAGGTGCTATAACACCTGAACGAACACCTGTACAACAATTAAATGTTGATTATTTTAATGTTAGAGGTGGTAGTGTTGATGGTAATAGAATTACTAGATCTCAATATGTAGATAGAAATGGTAATCTTGTAACTTCAAGTGGAAATCCTGCAAATGATTTATATGCTGGATTTAATAGAACTTCTGCTTATGGAAATCTAGAAAGAGCTGGATCTAAAAGACTTGCTACTAGACAAAAGACTATTCAAAAAAATAAAAATAAATGGTCTAAAGAAAAAATGGATAAATTTGTAGAAACTACAGAAAAAATGAAAGACCAACAAAAAGATTATAAAAAACAAAAAGCAGCAAAACAAAAAGCTACTCAAGGTCCTGCAGGTGGAGCAACTACAGGTGGTGGTGGTGAAGCAGATAGTGGTAAGTCAAGAGTTATTTGTACAGAATTACATAGAACAAAAGAAATGGCTACTCATGATTGGATAAGAGATATTAAATTTACATATAAAAATTTAAGTAAAGATCATATTAAAGGATATTTATTTTGGGCAGTACCAACTGTTAAACATATACAAAAATATCCTACATATAGAAAAATTTGGAAACACCTTGCACAACACAGAGCAAATGATATAGCATGGAGATTAAACCAAGGTAAATTTGATTTACTTGGAAGAATATACGCAGGTATAGGAGAACCTTTATGTTGGTTAATTGGTAAATGTGTAAGTGATAAACAATTAAAAGAATTAAAATTAAATAGTTGGAGAAGAGCATAATGGCAATAGGACCAGATCAGAAAGTTACTACAACAGGATTAATGTCTGATAATAAAGCACCTGTAAAAGCTCCTGATTTAAGTGCATTAGGTAAAGGTCAACCACAACAAGCAGCACCACAAAAACCTGCACCAATTGCACAAAGACCTAAACCACAAGCTCCCAATACTGATGAGAGAATAAATCAAGTAGAACAAGCTAATCCTGATAGTATGGCTCAATTAGATATAATTTTATCAGATCCAGATATTAATGACATTATACAAAAACTTGCACCTGAAGCTGCTGGTAAAATAGCACAGTTTAAAGGTGAAGAAAAAATAGTAGCATTACCTACATCAGTAGTAAAAAGTTATGCTATGAGAATGTATGGTGGAGATGAGCAATCATCAATCCAACAATTTTTAACCGATTTGTCTGGTGAACAACCAGATGATACAACTGTGCCACCTGATATGGCAACTCAAACTGATAACATGATGAGTAATCAAAATGTTGATCAAGAAATTACTCCAGAAATGGAAGCAATAGATCAAGGTCAAGGAGAGTTAGCATAATATCAGCCCACAAATTATGGAAGTGAGCTACCCTTATCCATAAGGCACTCAACCAAAGAGGAAATAAAATGGAAAATGAGGAAAATACGGCAGTAGAAGTTTCTGAAGAAACTAAATCAGAGGAAACTAAAACTGAAAAACCTAAACTTTTTAAGAAACCTAAAGTTAATATGTATAAGAAACATGATGACGAAAGTGATCCTGAAACTGAAGCATTTGCTAGAGGTGAATTAGAGAAGTTTAGTAGAGAGAAAGCAGAAACAGCAACCGTTCAAAAGGACACTGAAGCATCCGAAGAAATTGCAAGCTCAGATGGTAAAGCTACTCCTTCAACTGAACGCCCTGAAAATGCAGAAGAACGTGTTTTTAAGAAACGTTATGACGATTTGAAAAGACACTATGATTCTACACTTGGAAAGCATAAAGATGAAGTTCGTTCTTTAAGAACTCAACTAGAACAATCATCTAAACAATTTGTTCCACCTAAGTCTAAAGATGAATTAGAGGCTTGGAGAAAAGAGTATCCTGATGTATATGATATGGTTGAAACCATAGCTATGACAAAAGCTGATACTAGAGCAAAAGAGATGGAGGATAAATACCAAAATCTCCAAGTTCAACAAGAACAAATTAGTAAAGAAAAAGCTGAAGTAGAATTGTTAAAGTTACATCCTGATTATAATGATATTCGTCAAAAAGATGAGTTTCATGATTGGGCTGCTAATCAAGATCCTAATATACAAGGTTGGTTGTATGAAAATACTTCTAACGCACAATTAGCCGCAAGAGCTATTGACTTATATAAAATGGATAAAGGTATTAGCAAACTATCTAAAAAACAGGAAACGGCTGTTAAGAAAGAAGCAGCTAAAGCTATAACAAAAACTGCTAAAGCTACTGAAACAGAGTTACCTAAAAAGAAAATTTGGTCTAACGCTGAGATTAGTAAAATGAATGTTAATGAGTATGAGAAGTATGAAGAAGAAATCGATAAAGCTGTAAGAGAAGGTAGAATACAACCTTAATAATAACTATATAATCGGAGGCAAACACTATGGCTACTATGTCAAACGCTGCAGGTTATAACAATTTACCATCAGGTAATTGGGTACCAGCAGTATATAGTCAAAAGGTTCAAAAGTTTTTCAGACGTGCATCAGTTGTTGAAGATATTACTAACACTGATTACGCTGGAGAAATTGAAAATTTTGGCGACACGGTTAATATCGTGAAAGAGCCTTCCATTACTGTGAGCGACTACGCTAGAGGTCAATCTGTAAACACACAATCTTTGGCAGATGACAAGTTACAATTAACTGTCGACCAAGGATCTTACTTTGCGTTTAAAGTAGATGACATCGAAGAAAGACAATCACACGTAAATTGGGAAGCTCTTGCAACTTCTTCAGGTGCTTATTCACTTAAGAAGAACTATGACTACAATGTTTTAAAAAACATTTATGACAATGCGGCAACATCAGCTGCGAACACTGGAACAGATGGTTCGCCAATTGATGGAGACGCTGCAGATGATACATTAGCAGGGATAATATCTGCTGCTAAAACAGTTCTTGATGGTAATGACGTACCAGAAGAAAATAGATGGTTGGTTGCACCACCTGCATTTTTTCAACAATTAAGAAGAGCAGGTGCTAAACTTATGGATCAATCAGTAATGGGAGAAAGCGGCTCATCTGGAATAAGAAATGGTAAAGTTACAGATAAACCTTTATACGGTTTTAATATGTACTCTACAAACGCAATTGCGGTTTCTAGTGGAGCAGCAGCAAGTAAAACTTTTGGATCAGCAGGTTCTAATGAATATGCTTTCCTTTATGGACACAGAGGTGCAGTAGCAACTGCAAACCATATTGCGAAAACAGAACTTATCAGAGACCCTGATTCATTCTCAGACATCGTTAGAGGGCTACACGTTTTTGGAAGAAAAATTCTAAGATCAGATGCAGTTTACTCTGGCGTTATAACAATCGGATAATAAAGGGAGGATATAAATTATGGCTACTTATTCAGTTAGTGGAGTGGGTACATCAGGACATCCTGCTGGCTATCCAACGGTAAAAGTAATAAGTCAAGTTGTAGATTTTAGTTCAACTACAAATGCAACAAATGATGTATTCCAGGTATTAAGTATGCCTGCAAATACATTAGTTTTGTATGCAGGACTAGATATTCTAACAGCTGACAGTGCTGGAAATTCTGGAACTTTATCTCTTGGGGATGGAGACGATGTTGACTGCTTCGTAGCAGCATCAACTGCAACTGCAGGGATAGAAGTAACTAGAGCTAGAGCAGGTGACTCACAAGGTGGAACAACATCAATAGGCTATAGATATTATGCAGCAGCAGATACTATGGACCTAGTTGTAGCAACAGGAGCAATAAATGCTAAAGTTAGAGTATTTGCTATCGTTGCTGACTGTGATGGTCACGGAGATGGTGAAGCACAAGTTGTTACTTATGCGTAATAATACGTAAAATAAATTAAGGGGGATTTAATTATCCCCCTTATTAAATAGGAGATATATGACTACTTATAATTTAACTGCAAATGCAAAAACAACTTATGGAGCAGTAAGTACTAGTGATATATCTGTACTAAATAAAATACAGAATTTAGAAAATAAAGTAAACGCACAATCTGAAAAATTAAATAAGATTGTTGAATTACTAGATGGCATTTCAAAAGAAAAGTCAACTACTTGAAGTAATTCAAGAATACAAATCTGATAATTCTGCACTTAAAGAGCAGATTGCAGAATTGCAAAAGCAATTATCTAGTGCTGAATCTAGAATTAAACAATTATTAATTAAGTACGAACATTCGGTACATGATAATATTAACAAAGAGGAAAAATAATGTCTTTAGAGGATACTAATAAAAAGAAAAAATATAGTAATTATAATCCTTGGAAAGGATGGAAAGGTAAATCAAAAGATTTTCCAGGTGCTAAAGAAAAAATAATTAAAATAGATATAGATAAATTAAGAAAAAAACCTAGTAATAAATAATGGCAACAACTTACTTAGTATTATCAAATAGAATTTTAAGAGAATTAAATGAAGTTGAAATGACTTCAACTACATTCTCTAGTAGTAGAGGTATTCAAACTGCTGTTAAAGATTTTATAAATAAATCTATTCATGATATTTATAATGAAGGTGCTGAACTTCCTCTATTACATACAACAACGACTCAAGCTCTTACTACGGGTGATGGAGAATATGACTTTCCATCAGATATGCGTAGAGTAGACTTCGAGTCTTTTTTTTTAAAACCAACAGAATTAATTACTAATGGAGAATTTACTTCTAATATAACTAGCTGGACTACTGGTGATGGATCACCATCTTACACTTCAAGTGGTAATGGTAGATTAAATTTAAATGACGCAGCAGCTTATCAATCTATTTCTACTGTAAAAAATAAAACTTATAGAATACAAGTTAGAGTTCATAGCCCAAATAGTTCTTCTAGTGCTTTAATAGTAAGAGTAGGAACTTCTGCAGGTGGGACACAAAATTTAAATACAACAATTGATGTAACTAATTTTGGTGAAGGTAATATTTTAGATACAACTTTTACTGCTACAGCAACAACATCTTATGTATATGTAGAATCAGATGGTGTTCAATTAGATGTAGATTATATAAGAGTATCTAGAAGTGATATTGCACCTAGAAAATTAACTAGTGCTACTTATGATACATATTTACAATCTTATAAACCAGCAGATGATGTAAATCAAAGTAGTGCATTTGGTATACCTTTAAGAGTTATTAGAAAACCTGATTATAGTTCATTTATATTAAGCCCTATACCAGGTGAAGGTGAATATACAGTAAGTTATGATTATTATAAAACACATACAGACTTATCTGCACATGGTGATAATATGGGATTACCTGATAGATTTAGTTCAATAATAGTAGATAGAGCTAAATACTATGTATATATGTTAAGATCAGATCCTGAACACGCACAATTAGCAGATAGAGATTATCAAAGAAAATTAAAATTATTAAAATTAGATTATGGTACTCATTCAACAGACTACATGAGAACTGATGTAATATCAGAAAGTATTGCAACAAATGTAGGTACTAGAGTAGTATCTTAGGAGATTAGATGGCAGATACTTCAGGAATATCTCCCTACACAGCAAGTTGTGGTGGAGGTTTAATACTTAATAAGGATGTATATAATATGCAACCTGGTGAAGCTCTGCAATTAACTAATTTTGAACCATCAGTAGAAGGTGGATATAGAAGATTAAATGGTACAGAATTATATAATTCTAATATAGTAACTCAAGTTTCTGCTTCTACGGAAAGAGTACAAATGACTGCAATATTTAATAATATAATAGTTGCAGCTAGAGGTGGTACAGTTTATACTGGAACTACATCTGGATCTTGGACATCAAGAGCAACAAGTAAAGGTACAACTTATACTTATGATTTTGATAAATATAATTATAATGGTACAAATAAAATTATAATTGCAACTGGAGAATCTGCAGCATTTACATTAGATACAAGTTATAATGAAGATATTATAAATGCAACAGGTGGTGGTACTGCACCTACTAATCCTAAGTTTGTTAAATCATTTGCTAATCATATGTTTTATGGTGGTATGTCTAACTCAACACATAGTGTTATTTTTTCAGGACCATTTACAGAAGATGATTTTGATACAAGTGCTGGTGAAATAAAAGTTGGTGATGTTGTTACAGGATTAAAAGTATTTAGGGATGAATTATTTATATTTTGCCAAAGAAAAATTTATAAAGTAACAGGAACAAGTTCTAGTAATTTTGCATTGGCTGAAGTTGCAAAGAACGTTGGTACAATAGCACATCATTCTATTCAAGAGGTAAGTGGTGACTTGTTATTCTTATCTGCAGATGGTATTAGAACAGTTGCTGGTACAGAAAGAATTGGTGACGTTGAACTAGGTACTGTATCTAAACAAATACAAGATAGAATTAATGATATTACTTATGATAATGTTACATCATTAGTTATTAGAGATAAATCCCAATATCGTTTATTCTATCCTAAAACAACAGGAGTTGAATCTAATTCTAGAGGTATAATTGCAGTTATTAAAGTTAATCCTAATACAGGTCAATTAGGATATGAATATGCAGATATAAAAGGATTAAAAGTTTCTTGTTGTGATTCAGATTATATAAATAATGTTGAAACAGTAGTTTCTGGTGGTTATGATGGTTATGTATATAAACAAGAAACAGGAAATGTTTGGACAAGAGCAACTTCAACATATAATTTAGACTCAACTTATAGATCTCCAGATATGACTATGGGAGATCCTGGAATAAGAAAGTCAATGGAAAGAATTAATTTAAACTGGAAACCCGAAGGGGAAGTTGCAGCTAATATGTATCTTCAGTTTAATTATAATGATGTAAATACTCCTCAACCTAGTGTTATAACTTTAGAATCATCTGGTAGTGGAGCATATTTTGGAACAGGAAAATTTGGAACAGCAGCTTATGGTCAAGGGGATTTACCTATAACAAGAAAATCAGTAGAAGGATCAGGATTTGCTATTGCATTAAAGATAACAGATACAAGTAATAAAATACCTTGGGCAATCCGAGGATTTCAATTAGAGTTCGTACCAGGAGGAAGACGATAATGGGAGCAACATATACAAGACAGAGTTCATCTGGCATAGTTGACGGTGGAGTTATTGAGGCAACAGATCTTAATAATGAATTTGATCAACTTCTAGCTGCCTTTGCAGTATCTACAGGACATACTCATGATGGTACTGCTGCAGAAGGTGGACCAATTACAAAATTATTAGGTACTGCAATCACTATAGGTGATGGTACTTCAGGCACAGATATTGCTGTAACCTTTGATGGTGAATCAGCAGATGGTGTACTTACATGGATGGAAGATGAGGATTACTTTAAATTTTCTGATGATATACTAGTTAATAGTACAGAAAAATTAATGTTCCAAGATACAGGAACATACATATATTCAAACGCAGATGGAGACTTAGATATTGTATCTGATGGTACAGCGGTTGATTCTATTAATTTAGAATCTGCTGGTGGTATTACTCTTGACGCAGGCACAGCTGGAAGTGGTATTATTTATGAAGATGATGGCACTGAAATGGCTCGTATTCATAATTCATCAAGCAATGTTATATTAGAAACAAAAGTTTCTGACGCAGATTTTTCAATTAAAGGTAATGATGGTGGTTCAACTATTACTCCTTTAACTTTTGACATGTCAGATGCGGGTAAAGCTACATTTAGTGGTAATGTAGTTGTAACTGGTGATCTTACTGTATCTGGTGATGACTTAACAATGGGTACTAATACTTCAGGATATGTATTAGTTGCAGACGGTACAAATTATAATCCAGTTGCAATATCTGGAGATGTTACAATAGCTTCTAATGGAGCAGTAACAATTGCTGCAACTGCTGTAGAAAATTCTATGTTAGCAGGTTCAATTGCTGATAGTAAATTATCTACAATTAGTACAGCAGATAAAGTTGCAGGTGGTGCTATTCAAATTGATAGTGGTACAGATGGTACAAGTATTACATTAGCAGATACTGATAAATTTTTAGTAGATGATGGTGGTACAACAAAATATATAAA